GGATAATATCCTGCCCCGTAAGTTACAACGCCGAACTCATCAATTGACATTTCGCGCTGGGCAATTTCGAACGTATCATACCCCTGCCCAACCCACCTAAACATGACTGCGGTCGGCATCCCTGCGGTGTCAATCATATTTACCGCCGGAGCGTCACCAACCATCCCGATTCCGCCGGGTTTGTTGTCAATTACCGAATAATCCGCATTTAACAGGAACCCTTTTCCTGACAGGAGCCTTCCGGCAGATATGTCTTTTGCGACACGTACGTTGCCGTTCGATTCCGAATAAAAAGGAAGCCGAACCGTCTGTATGTCGGTGGTTGCAATCGGCGATGTGCCTTCGTCGAGCTGCCACCATACCCCATCAATTAAAGAGTAGCAGTTGGTTGAGCTGCCGTACGGCACGCCGCCCTGTGACGGGCCGATCGTCCAAGAACCATACTGTCCGCAGAAATATCCATTTTCAATGAACATGAAGTTTCCAAACGAGTTGGTGAATAGTTGCATACCCGACATGTACATCTGCTCTGTTCCACAGTAAGTGTACTCCCCTGCAAACTCTGCCGGAAGTTGATACCCTGATAAGAGGCCGGATACAGACACAGCCTGTGCCTTAACTTCGAGCGTATCGACAACGGTAAGATTCGTCGCGGTGCCGTTCGAAACAGAAAGCAGAGTGCCCGTCGCCGCTCCGATTGATGCCGCCGTGATAACCACCGCGCCGGTCAAACCGTTCACGCTGGTTACCGTTTGCGGAGGTGCCGATGTCAGATACCCAGCCAAGGCATGATCGCCCCAGCCAAACGCCGCCGCCGCCGTAGCGACTGTTCCGGTATAGGTCGCATCGGTTCGATCCACCTTGCCGGTCACGCTATTCCATACGCCGGTTCCGGATTTCAGTCCGGAAATATCGTTCGTCGCCAGCGTTACAATCGCGGCCAGATTGGTGTTGATAGAGTGCTGCGCATTCGTCCAGCCGGTAAATACCGACGTTTCCAGCCGGTTCCCCATCGCGTTCCAAAGCGCAGAGTTCGTCGCGTTCCACGCTGCCATGAGCGGATAAAGCCCGGCATGGTCGCCCCAGCCGGTTACGGTGGACATTTGAGATTGCAGATTGGTGATTGCCGATTCGGCGGCGTCAACCCGGTTGCTTAAACTGACAACCTCAGACTGCAAACTACCAATCTGATTCGTGATCGCTTCCAAGTCCGCCTCGGTATAGATCGGAGGATATGTCAGAGGACCGACGATGTTGTAGTTGCGCGAGTCTGGAGAGTATTCAACTTTTATGCGCTGCCAAGCGAGGACGGCGACCTGATCAAGCTGATTGCTGACGGTCTGTAATGCGCGGACGTAGCCGCGGTATGTTCCGGGTGAGAGGTTGGCTTGCGCAGGTGTTAGACTGTATGAAGAAATTCCATTGGTGGCGGATATTACAGTGCCGGTAGCGATTGAATAGACGTTGGTGTAATCGTTCCATCCGGTGATTTCCCACACAACGATCAAATTCGAGTTGGTGAGTCGGTAGGCGTTGGCTCCATCCGTAGTTTGCAGGGTGAGCCGAACGCTTTCGGCCTGAAAAAAGTTGATGTCCACCAGGCGCTTGTTGCCGTTCTGAATGTCCCAGGCGGTGGAGATCGGTCGGACGGCGGCGGGGGAGGATAGGGCGAAGAGCAGAATGCAGATGGCGGATAAGACGGATCTGGCGGATGTTTTTTTCATTTTTTCACCAGTTTTTTTATCCACGCAAAAGCGCCTGATTTTACAGCAATTTTTAAAACTTCCGAATGGGCGAGCGCCTTGCCTTCTGAAATTAAAATAGCGGCCTTCGCGTCATCGATTTCAATAACCGCACCTGGAAGAAACCACTCGCCACTCATGACGACTTCATTCGTGATTTTTATTTTCATTTTTTCTCCGTATGCGAAATGCTGGTCGCCATTAGAAAAACGGGGCGGAGGTGAAGCCGCCCCGTTTGGGTGCACGGTGGAGGCGGTTATTTACCCAGACGAATGTTTACGTTCGTCTGCGTGGTATTTATCACCAGCGCCGAACCTGGCCGCAGGGCGAGCGGGTTCAGATCAATGAAGTCATACTGTCCGTTCGTAACCGAGCTGGTTCCGAGCAGATAGTTGATCCCGTCGATCTTCGCGTAGAATGTGATGGAGTTGGTGATGTTTGCGCTGTCGTAGGTGATTGCCGCGGACGTGTAGAGCGTCTGGCCGAACGACTGCGCGTTAGTTGCCGTGTACGTTGTTCCGTATGCGGCCATGTCGATCGTTTGGTAGTTCTGAGCCTTGACGGCTGACACTGCGATCAGTGCGACGGCGATGATTGCGATTACGTTTTTCATGGGCTCCTTTTCAGCTTTTTTTTCAGTTCAGTTTATTTTCCGGCTGCTGACTCCGACCGCCATTCGGCAATCGGAAATCAGCAATCGGAAATCCGGTTATCCGGCGACAGCCGCCGGGTCAACGTCAACTGCTTTGACGAAGTACTTGGGGCTTTCAGCCGCGAAGCCGATGAAGCTGGCCGCGGTGAGAACGAGCTGTCCGGTGGCCGCTTTGGTCACGTTGTCGCGGATCAAGTCAACGCCGCCCCAGTCGCCCATCCACAGGCGCGGGAATGCGCCGAAGATTATTGCGCTCAGGTCGTTTGCATCGCCGAGATCGTTCGGAACCAGCGAAGTGGTGAGAGAACGGCGGTTGAGGATGCGGCCTTCGCCGTTTTCCTTTTCCGTGTGCAGGAACAGGCCCGATCCGGCATCAACTTTCGTTGCGGCCAGAACGCCTTCGACATCCGGATTGATCAGGAACGCGCCGGGAGCTTCGTCGGCATTTTCCATACCGAGCTTGGTCAGGAAGCCGCGCATGATGGCGTGAGTGAGCACGTCGCCGCTGGTGACAACGGAGCCGGTACCGGACAGAGCGAGCAGGAATTCAATCCCTTTCGCGTTCCAGCGGCGGGCGATGCGGCTGAGCAGGATGTTGCTGAGCACGCTGTCGATCTGCGGGCTGGTCTGGCGCAACAGCTGCGAACTGAATGTGCAGGAAGCCGGGATACGGGTCGGGCTGAGCGTACGCTGTCCGAGCGTTACGTCGACAGAGCTGTCGGATTCGATTTCCGTGCGGTCAACCGCTTCGCCTTCGGCCTCGATGGTCGGCAGTGTGATGTTATTCACCAAACCTGACAGCATGGTCACGCCAAGCTGTTTCATCCACAGGCGCGGGCTGAGAGCACCGATCAAACCCATGTTTTCAGTGGCGACCAGGTACTTGCCGTCGGCGTTCGTTGTGGCGTTCTGGCCGTCGCGGATCAGTTCGGCGCGTTTGGCGATTTCGCCGATGGCCATGGCGGGAATGTAGCCGGGGCCGACATCCATACCGCGGGCGCTGGCTTCGCGCTGGCCTTCGGACTGGACTTCGGCTTCGGCACCCTTGAGGCTTTCACCGGTGACTGCGCCAAGCATGAATTTGCGCAGGCTGAATCCTTCGAGCAGCTTGCGCTGGTCGCCGTCAGCCCGCGAGGATTTAAGGGCAGGGGATTTGCCTTTGTAGGCGACGAGGATTTCGCTGCGGAAAGCGTCGAGGGTGGTTCCGTCTTTGATGGCTTTTTCGGCCATCGTGTCGGCGTCGATCAGCCGTTCGCGGTGAGCGACGGCCAGTTCGCGGATGCCGTTCTGACGGGCGAGTTCTGCATCGCCTTTTTCTTTAGCGGCGCGTTCGCCTTCTTTACGGGCGTGTGCGAGTTCGGCTTCACGGACAGATTCTTCAGAAGCATCTTTGCGCAGGCCCATCGCCAGAGCGCGTTTTTCGAGTTCAGTCATTTTCTTCTCCTGGTTAATTTTGGGGTGATTCAGTTCAGCGCTGCGCCCAATCCCGACATCCACATCGGCAGGCACAGGAACGATGGATATTTCATACGGAGCCCAATCGGTCACACGGTAGGTATCACCCTCTTCGTCTGACTCTTTAATGAGCTTCATGTCATGTATATGGTAGCCAACAGACACATTGGACCGGATGCCATCAATGACATCCTGTCTGATTTCCTGAGCGAGCGCGCTTTTCCCAAAGCGCACAACAGCCGTTCCGCGGCTGTTCTCAAGTTTTACAGATTCGATTACGCCAATTTGGCGATCATGGTCGTGCATGAGAAGAAGAGGATGGTTTCCGGACTGAAGCCGCTCTAAACGGATTTCTCCGGGCTGATGACCAAGAATTTCTGTCCCAAACCACCGTTTAACTTTTTCAGTCTCGGAGCTGAACGAAAGTTCAAAGCGGTACTGAGCATCTTCACCTTCTGCGCGTGTCGGGTTGACCAGCACCGGCTTGATGATGGCCGCACGGTTAAGCTGGCCGCCTTCTTCAGCGATTCGTGCAAGGATTTTTTTGAGTTCATTCATGGAAATATCCTATTTCGCTGTCCGGTAGATTAGGTCGCAGGTGGTTCTTCGATGATGGTTGATAGAGCCTTTCCGGACGCCCAGCTTTCAGGGACAGGAAGGCCGGCGGCTTTTAGCATTTCGATGGCGGCTTTTGTTTCGTCGATCACGTCTTCGAAGTCAGCTCCGTTTTCGGCGGCGATGTCGAACGGGCTGCGGCTCATGTCGCCGAGGGCAATGCGCTGTGCATTATGCGTTTTCAGCGGGTCGATATGTTTACGGCGCTGAGGCTGGAAGCGGACGTTCTGAAATTTCCGCAGTTTTGAAAGGGGAAGCTGTAGCTCTCCTGATGTAATGGACATCAGGAGGAATTCGCGGAAGTTCGGTTCTTCGAATGAGTCCATCCAGAACTGCTGGAGATCCGACCAAAGCGCGGCGTCGGAGTGTACGCCGATCTGTCCTGCGGAGTAGGATACGCCGCCGAAGTCGTTTCCAAGCTCCGGATACGATACGCCGAGGCCGCCAGCGATTTCGCGGACGATTGATTTTTTGAAACCGTCAAATTCAGCGTTTGGATATCCGGCGTCGAACGACTGGAATTCAATACCCTTCGGCAGCAGGTTAAGCTCTCCGGGTGTAACATCGCTCGGAATATCGGCCGTTTCGATCTCTTCGCCTTCGTAGTTTTCTCCCGGACGGAAAAACCCCATTTTGCTGGCGGCGACGCGGTAGCCGACGGTGACGGCCGTTTCGATTCCGTCGAGCATCCGCGCCCGCAGACCAGTCGGGGCCAGCCAAGTGACGCCGCGCGTCTGGCCGGGGCGCTCTTGAATGAAAATATGATTGATGTCGTTCGCCGGAATGCGCTTGCGGTTCGCGGTGGATACAGCGGTTCCCATCCAAGCCGGAGGGGCTTCTTCAAGAAAGTGGTAGGCCAGCGGCTTGCCGTTCGCGTCGATTTCCACTCCCATGCGGATTTCGTTGCGGTTCGATGAGGCTGGCTGGTTAAGCGTGTGGTCGAGCAGTTCAGCATCAATGAGCTGGTTTTGGATTCCGTACATTCCAGCGCCGCGGTGCCGGCGGATGATACACTCGCCATCGACCAGGACGCGCTGAATGGCAACCTGCGCGAAGCGGCGTCGGTCGAGCTTTCCGTCGATTGAAAAATTCCATGACTTAGAAAAATCTTCGAAGGCGGTTTCAATCAAATCCTGATCGAATCGGCTTGGATAAAACTGGCCTTTGATAAAGTCGCCGGCCTTGGATTGCAGGCGTATTCCTTTTGCTCCGATGATGGAGGTTTTCGCCATGATCAGGAACTTGCGGACGTGCGAGTCGTCGCGCTCCAACTGCCGGGCGCGATTGCGCATGGCGTAGAGCGATCCGAATACGGCCTGATCTGCGGACAACGAGCCGGAAAAGAAATCATCAGCGGTGCGCGATGGCCGGCCGAAGGCGTAGTTGCGGGACATTTCCGATTTCGGATTGACTATTTCCGATTTAGGCGGGATCCATTCGCGCAAGACCGACGGAGCTACCGTCTCGGCATCTCGGCCAAAAGTCAAAAGCCCAAAGCCTAAAGCCTTCATTCTATGAACCTCATTTTAACGGTTTGGATTCGTGAGCGACCGGCGAGGCTGTTTTCTTCGGCCCGCACCTGGCGGGCGATGGCGTCGCGGGCTTTGAGCAGTTCATCCCAGCTGAGGCGTGAAATGGATCGTCCGTTGTAGGACATGCTCGCCTGATCGCGGGTGGCCTTTTTCGCCAGCGTGGCGTTGAGCGCGTCGAGCATCTTATGCAGGTCGCTGCGCAGATCGGTTTCCGCGGCTGCGTAAAACTTGATGGTTTCTTTCGCGGCGAGCTGTTCAGCGCCGGCGGAGTCGGTGGCTATGATGAGCAGGGTGTAGTCACCGGTGGCGAGCGCGGCCAGCGAGGCGGCGGGAATCAGTACGCGCCAGTCAGCTCCGCTGCCGGTGCATTGCGCGGCGGTGATTTCGACGGGTGTTTCCGCGCCGACGATCCGCGCCCGCAGCGTGTAGGCTCCGGCTGGAAACTTCGGCAGATTATAAAAACGCTCGGCGGAGAGTCCGCCGTAGATTGAAGCTGGATTCATTCCGCGAGAATAGGCGGGTGTCCGGTAGATCGGGCGGGGTGTACCGCCGGCTTCCAGCCGGCCTTGTCTGACAGCTGAAGGCAGGCAGGATGCCTGCGATACGTTATACCCGGAGCGCTTCGCGGAGAGTGCGACCACGGTCGAGGCGCTTGCGGAGTGTTTCGTAATGGATGCCGTATTCTTCCGCCCAGGCCGACAGGCACTGGCTGCGGCCATTCAGCGACAGACGGCGGGCGCGGGGTCCGCGGCGCATGGTGTCGCGGATACGCTCGGCCCGTCCGGGCTGGTTTCGAGGAAACCGGATATCGGTTTTTTCGCAGAAGGTTCGCAGGCTGGCGACGCTTACGCCGAGCGTTTCGGCGGTTTCGACGCGGGTAATTCCCATCGGGATAAAACCGGACACCACTTCCCGGATAGGTTCGTCGAATTCATTAACGATTGCCGATTGCCGATTGAAGATTGATGGAAGCGGTCGTTTTCCCATGCCCCCATCATTCGCGCGCGCGCGTCATTATTCCACTAACCAGAATTAACCAGACTGAACCAGACTTAATCGGATACGATTTAGCCGCGAAAGAACGCATAGGGCGCAAAGAAAAAGCCCGCACGCTGGCGGGCTTAGATCGGGAAAATCTATCCAATCAGCAATCGACAACCGGTAACCGGCAATGTCTTTTGTTCTGCCGGAACTGCGGGTGTTCATGGAGCCAGATGAGGGCATGGTTCACGGTGGCGCGGTCGCCGGGCATGATGAAGCCGTCGCGGCGCATGGCCGAGACGTACTGCGGAGTACGCTTTAGCGCTGCGGCCAGCTCCTTGCAGCTCATCAGCTCGTTTCCGTTGGGAAGCAAAAAGGTCATTTTTAAAAGTCCAAAATCTAAAAGTCTAAAGTCGAAGGTCTTAATTCAGGTTTCAGGTTTCAAGTTTCAGTTTTCTTCTTCCGCTTCCTCTTCTTCTTCTGTTGTGACTTTTCTTTTTCTCACAACTTCGGCGGGGACATGGATCACTTCGCAGGGCTCATCGAGCAGGGCCATGTATTTTATGCGCTCCTGTTCCAGAATTTCGGGCGACACATCGGCGATCAGTCCGGGCATTTCGCGCTTCAGCAGGATCTTCGTGCGCCAGTACCGGCGGGCCTTTTCGCGCCGGTACCGCTCCAGCTCCTTGCGCTCGGCAGCCTCTTCAAGATGCTCGGCGTGATACTTGCGCTGGTAGGCGGAGCGGGATTTTTTCGACAGGATTACAGGATCGACAGGATTTTTCATTGCTGTTTTTTTTGTGTTTTTTGCCGCTTCGCTGCCCGGAATTTTCCGGGCCTCTGCCTTCGGCGGTGTGGCGATTAACACGCCGACAGCGCGTTGCGGATATTTGTCCAGGCTTTGGCTTCATCGAAGAATCCGGTCTTGCGGTCGCGTTCGCGGATCTCGGCGCGCACCACATCGCGCAGATTGCGCAGGGCCTTCTCTTCGAGGATCTGTAGATGATCCTCAGCGACCCATCCTTCGAGCGCCCCGTCCGTGGTGTCGGCGATCGCGCCGGTCGCTCCGCACCAGTTACAGCAGACCGAATACTCCGCCGACTCATCGCCACGCGGAAACGTGACCAGCTCAACGGCGACCATGCGGGTGTCGTTATCCTTGTCATCGCTGGTTTTGTGGCACCAGGGGCAGCGCAGAAGTTTGCTCATTTTAAACCTTTCAAACGCTCATCCATTCGATTCATCACAAAGCGCGGAACGTGGTGGATGGAGCCGAACCGTTCCTTGCATTCGATCATGCGCAGCTCAACGCCGTGATAGATCGACAGAATTTTAAACCGCTCAAGGTCTTCGATATTTTCAAACACATCCGACACCACGACGCTTTCACCGCGGGCCAGCGCGAAGTCAGTCATGTTGACAACCCAGTCGATCGCCAAGCTCCACAGCTGAGCGTCGAAGCGGTAAGCTCCGCGCGAATCGCAGAACAGGTGATCGGGTTCATAGTGCAGGTGATTTGGAAATTCATTCTTCGCCAGCGTCGACTTCCCGGTGCCGGGGAGCCCCGTAATAATTACCAGTTCGGGCTTATTCATTTCTTCACCTCCGGCCACTGGTGAAGCTGCTGACCGTCGAGAACATCGCTATGAGTCACCGGTAGTTCTCGGTAGCCTCCGGCAAATCTACCCCACTGCTTGAAGAAAAACGGAACGCCAGCCGCCTGCGCCTGATCGCGCAGCGAACGCGCCCATTCCGGATTCATCGGACGCGCTCCCGGCCCTGACTCTCCGCCGCAGATGATCCAGTCGAGGCCTCCAGTTTCACGATGCGCCCCGCCGCGACCCCTAGTTGTGAAAGGAAGATATAAAGATACATTAACCGGACCAATCAACGGCTCACAGCTCACAAACCGGACAGCAGCCGGGGTGCGGAGCAGGTGCGGAATACGTTCATCCGCAGCCGCCTGATTCTCCGCCGTCACACCAAGCCAGACGTTGGGAAGAGGAAAATGAACAGCAAGCCACATCGATGGATCTTCTCCGGTGCGCTCGTTATAAATCTTCTGCGCCATGCCTTCCACATAGGCAGACCGCCACTGCTCGGAAAAATATTTCTCCATCCGTTCAGCCCGCTTAGTCAGCACGATAAACAGATGTTGCGGACAAAGAGCCATGACAGCGAATACCCGATCGATCCATTCATCCGGCGTGTTCTCATGAAACAGGTCGCCCATGCTGTTGCCGAAGATCGCGTGGGGTTTCTTCCAGCCAAAAGCTTTTTTGAGTGTTGGTTCGCACAAGATCGTTTCTCCGTTCCATCCTCCTCCGCCTCCGGTTGCTGTCATATATTCAAAATTCATCATCCGCGCCAACCTGTTTGCCATCCGCTCCGCATAGCAATTACGGCAACCTTCGGACACCTTCGAGCATCCGACAATCGGATTCCACGTCTGCGGGATATATCCCGGCACATTGAGCCAGCCAATTTTATGCTTTTTCATTGGTTCCTTTCGAATATCTGAATGATGAAAAGTGGACGATGCTTCCTTTAAAAATCCCCGGCTTGCGCAGCGGGAAAAACCAGTCGATGAACCGCTCCAGCGGAAGGCCGTCATTCTGCGCCAGGCGCACCGGCAGAACAGTTTTAAAGCCGACCGTGGCCGACAGCGTTCCGTTGTCGAGCAGGGCCAGCGTGACCGGCTCCAGCCCGATCCGGATTACCACACCCGTTTTCTCAACCTTTGAACGGTACGGCGCACCGCTCCATTGTGTAATTTGAACGACATCGCCGTCTTTGTAATAGCCTTTGGCGTTCGCGCGGATCGTGTGGATCTTTTTTCCGGATATGATGTGATCAAAAAACATAGTCGGCTGATTCCCAGCCGAACGGTGCCATGTTGGAAACTTTTTGCTGACGGACAGGCCTTTCATTTCAGTTTTCCTTTGTTGCTATGCGGCTTTGATCCTATGCGCCTTTCATACTTTTCAACATCGGCCAGCGGTACGGTTCGGGTTCCGGTTTTTGTTTTAAAGGTGACGGTGAGCGCGTCGCGCCCGATCTCTTCGAGTCCGATCCACGATGGCCGCTCAGACTGCCGCGGCGCGATTCCTTTTCCTCCCGGCGTGTAGGTCATTGATTTTATCCTCTCGCTTTTTTAATTACAGTCCACTGGCAACCGGCAGGCATGGCCTTAACGACGGCCTCACCCCGCTCAAACAGTCCGGCCAGCGCGGCAAACCGCTTGACGTCCATCGGCAGTCTGGCGATCAGCAGGGTGTCCGGGTCTTCCAGTTCCTTCATCATTGCTTCGTTCATTCCGCACCGCCTTCCGCCTTGATCAGATCGGTTTTATTGACGGTTGGAAGAATCGGTTGAAGAGGATGTCCAAACGTCCAGATGGACAGCCAGAATTTTCCAGTGATCAGAATTTTAAGGCGTTCGCGCCGCGTCAACTTCCAGCACGACACAACCTCACACTCGGCACCCGGCTTACGATAGACCGGCAGCGGAAGATATTCCGGCTGGTTTTCCGCATACGTAACGTTCACTTCTTTGAATTTTATTGGTTTCATTTTATTCCTTTCGTTCGTTTAATATCCCTGCATCCACCCGCGCGGGGCGCGGCGCTGTACTCGTTGAACAACCGGCTTGGCGGGGGAAGGCGGGGGTGGAAGCGGGGAGGAAGGCTTTAGACCTTGGGCTTTAGGTTTTATTGTTTCGGACGCATCCGACGGATCGGACTGATCCGGCACCAGCTCCGAAGCCCGGACTTCCTTCCGCCGTTCGGCGGCTTCCAGGTATAGGCGTTTGCGCTTGGCGACGGGGATCTGCAATTTCCCGCAGTAGCAGCCGACATGGCCGTCGATGGATTCGTTACGTTCGCGCGATTTGTGCCAGTAGTAGACGGTGCGGCCTTTTTCTGTTTTCGGGCGGCGTTCTTCGGCGCAGAGCTGTTTGAAGTATTCATCATCCAGAAATTCCGGAAAATGGCAGTAGCCGCGGCCCGGTACGTCGCGCGAGAGCATTTTATAAATTTTCATTTTGGCCTGGCTGGCCCCGATTTCAAAGAGGCGGGTGCGCGGCTTGACGTCTTTCTTCGTCCAGGTGCGGCGTCCCTGTTCGGGGAGTTTGTCGTCGATCGATCCAAACGAGAGCTGTACGTTCTGCCGGCCAAGGCTGCGGACAAAGCGGATGGCGTTGGCGTGCCAGTTTCCGCCGAAGTCATAGAAGGCCCATTCGAGCGGGATCGGGCGCTGCCGGTCGAGTACGTCAAGCGTGGATTTCCATTCGTCGAGGTCGGACGGATCGGCGTTGACGATTTCATGTTCGACGACCCAATGCTCGTTATTCTCTCCCCAGGCGACGCAGAACCATTCAAACCAGCCTTTCTGTACGTCGAAGAAGCCGGTGCAGTAGGCGGCCATGGCCGGATACGGTTGCGCATATTTTTCTTTGCGGCCTTTGAGGATTTCCCATTCGAGTTTTTCGACTTCATCAAAGGACGGCATGGCGTCGTAGTTATTGTCGAAGTCCTTCATGTTGAATTCGGCTTTACAGCGAAGAAAGTGGACGGCGACGTTTCCGAATGAGCAGGATTCCCACGGCGAGTAGTAGGACGGTATGCGGAATGACCGGACGTTGCGCGGCGCCCGGGGGTTTTGTACGGACCAGCGGCCGGATCGGTTGAGCTTGCGCTTTTCGCTGGAGCCGAACTGTCCACCGCAAAGCTGGCAGACGTAGTGCGCGGTGTCGGCTACGAAGTCCATGTCCCACTTTCCGCCGCGCTTGGCGAGCGGACACCAGCGGATTCCATCTTTGCGGAGTTCGATATACTCTCCGCAGTGCGGACACTGTATCTTCCAGACTTCCTGCGACCCGCTTTTGAACGCCTTCCATTCAAGGCCGAATTCGTAGGTCGGCGAGCTGGTGATGATGATTTTCCGGCGTGTCTTTGATTTGGTGCGGCTCTTCGCCAGCGATACGGCATCGGTTTCCTTTTCCGTTTTTTCGCGGAACTTTCCGACCTCATCCATCGATACGAACGGGGCAGGGCGCGAGGCGAGGTTTCCCGGACTATTGGAGCCGGTGAGGTTAAGCAGGGCGCGGCCGATGTACATCCTGAGCTTGTTCCATTTGTTCCGGTCGCTAGGGATGAGCTGGCGCAGGGATTCCGAGTTCTGGAATATCGGCTGGAGGCGGCTTTCGGCAAAGTCCGATGCGTTGTCTTTGGTGTCCATGACATGCAGCATCCGGGTGCCGCGGTGTTTTGCCCACCAGGCGATTGCGCAGATGATGAACAGGGTTTTGATGACCTGTGTTCCGGCGATGACCGTTATTTCTTCGACCTCATCATCGCGGACGGCTTCGAGCGGTTCGCGTATCCACGGAGTAAGGTCGGTATCCAGCAGGCCGGGATAATCCGTTTCCAGTTCGGTCAGGACTACGTTCTGCTCACACCATTCCCAAACCGTTTGGTCCGGATCTTCCGCGAAGATGTCGCGGTAGTGCCGGCGGATCGATTTCCAGCAGCGCTGTTCGTGGAGGTTAATCATTTTCAGCCATCTCCTCACGTTGCTGGCGTAGCAGGTTATTGACCCAGCGGCCAAGTTCGCGCTTCGCTGTTTCCGGATCATTCGGGTTTACGTTGCGTGATTCGGTGTATGGCAGAGCCTTGATCAGTACAACCAGCCCGGCGAACTTGTCATTGATGAACTCATTCACGCGGTCCATCCCGACGCGCCGTCCGGTTTCCAGTTCAAAGTCAGCGACCCGCTTTTCCATACCGAGCCGATCCTCAGCTGAATCTTTGTAGCGTTTCGACAGGCGCGAAATCGCCGCGTCAAGGTCGCGAGCCTTCGCCGATCCGGCGTCGGCCTCTTTGCGTTTAAGCAAGGCACTGTCCAAATCCTGCCATGCACGGAATTCAATTTCACGGAAACGCGCCAGCGTAGACGGAAGGTCAAGACCTTCGACACTACCGCCCGCTCCACGTGGAGCATTACCGGCACCGGCGCCGACAATCTCACCGGCCAGTTTTTCGACGTAATGCGGATGCTTCCCAGCCAGCCAGGAAATCGCAGCATCCCGGTCACACGTTGGCATTCCGTCCTTTTTCCAAAGGCTCACGGTAGCCCGCGACACCCCCAGCTCTTTACCAAACGCCGCCATATTCAAACTCACAGCGCACCGCCTTCCAAAAATCCGCCCCTACTTGAGCACAGAACCCATCTTTCAAAACGTCCCCACCGTCCCTTTTCAAAAGCTCCGCTCAACGCTCTAAGAGCCGTCTTGACGCCTTCTGAACGCGATTCTGAACAAAAACGGTCAAGCAACCGGACAGACTTGACAGGCATAAAACAAACGAGGTCGCGAATTACCCTCGATAAAATTATCCCACAGTACCTTTGGACGTTTGAAATCACTTTGCGCTCCTCAGTGCCGATGCGATCGCCTTGCGTAGATTGCTACCGATGACGGCCTTGGCTTTTCCGACGGCGATCTTGTAGAACGGGAAGCGGTTGGCTTCGTACTTGGCCGTCTGCTCCCATGCGACCAGCAGCTTGACGCCACCGTTCTTCTGACGCTGCCATATCCCGCCGTTGCCATGGATCACGCCGCTGAAGTTGCGTGGATCGGCGAGCAGCGCTTTGATCTTTCCCTTGGTCATGTTGCCGTACTGGTTCAACCGAATGTCACCAGGTACTGGCATCGCCTTTCCTTTCGGCCGGCGCGTTCCGCCTTCCACCTGAAACTTCAGGTAGGCGGCCTGTATCGGTTTGATGAATACAGTGGCGACCAGCTTCGCCTTAGTGGCCCGGATCACACCGAACGCTTTAACCGAGAACGGAATCGGACGGTCGAGTTTGATTGTCATCTGGTGTGCCTCTTCTTTGGCCACATCCCAGGCGGTATCACTCAGGGCATTGGATACGGCAAATGGGATCTGTTTACGCTGGGCGTCGCGCAGCTTGGCGGTTGCCTTGGCAATGTCGGACTTCATTGAGATTTGCATTAGGCGATCCTCCGGAGACAGGACATCAGGACGGTATTTTCAGAAAATATCCCGCACACACATGCGCGCATCCTTAATAAACGCACCTGTGCGCACATATATAATTTAGAAAATGATGTCCTAATGTCCTGCGTTTTTATAAATCGTTGGAAATCAACGCGGTTTCCGGCTGTTCGATTTTTGAAAGATGTGTCCTTTGATGTCATTTACCGTCCATCCAACTCGCTTAATTTCCGGCCTGACTTGCATATTTCCCAAACACGACCATCAGAACGTCCCGACCTTTGGCGGTAGCGTTCGGGGTGCTGATCGGCTATACGCGCCAGCTGACGCCCGATCCATTGGACGGAACGGACATTATTTTTCTCCCTCGAAGATAGGGGCGAGGATTCCGCGATAAGCTCGACGCGCAGGTCGGAAGCGCTACCAGTCCAGAACGATGCATCAGGGCCGAACAGGACGCGCTCAATGGCATCCATCAGGGCAACCTCAGGAGACAGATCGAACAGGATGCGCTTGATGTCAGGATGCTGGAAATGCCTGATTCCGAAGCGGCCATACATATCATCAGGAATCTTGTACTCATTCAGCAGCCACCACATGAACGCCGGCAGTTGTGACTCCAGGGCGGCACCGAACGCATCTTGCTCCTGAGGTGTACGGACCGGCATCGGCATGGGATTCGCTTCATCCTGCGGCTTGCGGCAGTGCAGGATGAGGATTTTATCAACAATGTCGTCGGTCAGCTGAGGAAGCACCAGTAGTTTTTCGGGCTCATCGTTTACGCACATGATCAGACGCCTGTAAAGGTGGATATCCAGCGCCTCAACATGCTTTCCGCGCACATGGAATGTCTCATCGGCAACAATCTTCTTGATCTTGCTGGCGACCTCATCGCGCATCTTCGCGTCGGTCTGGCTCTGATCGTCATCCACACACCAGCACTCGCATCGGAGAAACTCCCCGTTGAAATTATCCTTACCGGACAGGTAATTGTACGGCTGGCACTCACGCCCGCCTAGGGACAGCTTGATCAGCTTTTTAAGCAGCGACTTTCCGCAGCCCTTCGTGCCGGCCAGCGTCAGGCACATCCCCATATTTTTCTTGTAGCCGTGAATCAGACAGTTCAGCGAATGCTGCCACCATCCGAAAAGATAATCCCGCTGATCGATCCCGTCTTCGCCGCACGGCCCCAACTGCTGATCAATGACGGCAAGGACGATATCGATCGCGCCCTTAACAGGGACGGGGATTTCGAACGACCGCGTAACAAGAATCGACATCCCGTTGTTCCGGATCAAACCCTTCTTATAGCCGGCCAGCGGCCCGGCAAACGCCACCGCACAGTTCAGAGAGATATGCAGCAGCAGCAGGTCAAGATCGGACATCTTGCTCTTATCGTCGCGGACAGCGTTCACGCCGCAGCGCTTCAGGTAATCGGCAAACAACTTCTCCTTCCGCCCGCGCCACTCGCCGCCAGCATCCTGCATCCAGTAAAGCCCCTGCGACTCATCGAAGAATACACGATCCGTCAGACCAAGCGTCTGCATCATCGTACGCCCGACAAACGCCGCCGACGCCTCACGCCCTTCGTCAAGGTTCTCGTTTTTAGTTGGATCAAATTCACTCATTTAACGAAATCCCCCGCGCCGACATGCCCGGCCCATTTTTTCATGATTTCGATTGACGGCCGCGCCGCCTTATAGACATCGTTGAAATCTTTACAGCCCGAATGATGGATCAGCTCGGCGTGTACACGGCATCCCTGGGCGCGCAACCGGTCGATAAACGACGGCTCAGCAGCAATGGCCTTCACATCCTTCATCGCATCGATCTTGCGGCCCGCTGGATCGTTATCGCCAATGATCCAGACAAACGGATTATACTTGCGAAGCCAAAGCCCGTAACCCGCCAGCAGCGCCTTCTGCGACTGAACGCCGCGCAGACCGAAAACGAACACACCCGGCGGAATACCCGTTGACGTATCGCCGAACCATCCGCACGCCGCCGCAAAGCTCACCGCATCGAACTGGCCTTCCAGAATCACGCAAAGCCGCGGCTCATGCTCCGGATCGCCCAGAATGAAAGGATAGGCCGGAATGCGGCAACCCAGCGCCCGCAGATGCTTCTGAAATTCTGATTCCTGATGCCTTCCGCCGGACTCCTGATCTTTCGGAATGCTCGGCACATAAACCCAGCGCTTTTCTCTTTCAGGCTTCAGGTTTCCGGTTTCAGGTTTCGAGTAGATGTAATACCGCTCATGATACCCAACAGAAACCAGACTAAGCCTGCCCGCCTTGAAAACCGGCTTTTCAACCAGCCAGCCCCAGCCGCGCCGATCGCCCGCATCAGCCCACGGGAGCAGCGGGGACGATGTCTTGCCGGCGTCCGCCAGCTCAACAATCAGATCGGCGTCCCAGCCGCGCGCGGAGGCCAGCTTTTCAGCCTGATCAATCACCGCAGGAATCCCGGCTTCCCAGCGCTCACGAATCGGAACGCTCCAATGGCCGGGCTCCTGAATATCCAGACGCGGAATCTCTTCGGCATTGTCAGCAGCCGCTTGATAAAGCTCCTTGCGCTTAACCGCCACTTCGCGCTTCACCTGGCCTTTAGTAAGCGCCTTCGGGATCTCGCCATTCAGCGATACCAGCAGATTGCGGATTTCCTTTCTGGACAGCGCCGGATTGCAAAGCTGAGCCATCTTCCACGACCCGCCGTGCGTATCATCATCCGCGTGATCCTTAAACTTAAACCCGCCTTCGAACACCGAAAAACTCGCACCGTGCGTGTCCTTACGGAACGGCGACTTCTGAACGCCAAGCTTCAGCGCGATGCCGAAATTCGCGGCAACCTTAATCACCGTCACCGCCTTGAATGCACGGTCAAGCTGCTCATCTGTGAAGGTAGATGCCATAGATCAGGCTTTCGGATTCATTAAAATAATCTCTGTGCCGTGAATTGTTTCTGAATCAATCGAAATTCGTTCAATCAGCGCGCCGCGGCCGTTCGCAGTAAGCATAGTAGTCCACGAAATATTTACATTCCGGATAATAAAGCCATGGTCTTTAACCATCCTCTCAGCAATACCCTTAAACGCATCATGTACCGCCGCCTCAATACTAACTTCCAATTTCAATTCACCACCCGCCATAACCCCTCCAATTTTCGTGTTTTTTGCGGCCAAAATCTCACCTTGTCAGCATCTGCGCACTGGAAACCATCCTGTAAAAATGGCGGGGAGCCTTTGCCGTCTGGCATCGGGAGGTTAGTCGTTCAGCAACCACAACAAAGCCGCCGATAACCCCTGATATTCTCCCCATAAATCATTCACACAGCTTGCGGCACTTCCGGCCGAAACCGGCCCGCTTGTAAGGTTCCGGAGCACCGGCCATTAGTTTTGGAACGCGTTTTGCCCGCGCATCAATCGGCCGCACACCAGCGCCAAGATCGGACTCTCCGGAATTAAGGAACGTAATCGCCAGGCAGATTTTCTGATGAGCAATTTTAAGATCAGCAATAACCGTTGTTTCAACGGCATCAGCTCCGGCCTTATCAACGGCATCAAGCGCCAACTGCAATCCGCTCTTAATCGCATCTGCTTCATCCCGCTCTGCTGAAAACATCATCTTCTCCGCCACACCCGCCTCCTTTTTTTTTAACCGCGAACTTCCAACTGAGAACTGTCAATCATACGGTTCGGAACGGTCGCCTTATAACGGGCTGCGTACTTTTTAGAGGCCTGACTGGCGTGAGCGTGTTTGCGCATTTCCTGCGCCAGCTTGAAAACCGGAATCCCCGACGAATCAGCCACCTGCGTAATCGCCAGACCCATACTCATCTTCTGAACACCAACCAGCTTCTTAACTTTCCTGATTTCATTTTCGTACATATTGACCCTTTCAGGTTTCTATTTTCACTCAGGCTTCGTCTACGCCGCCCGATCGCTGCTCTCCATGTACGCCAGAATATCTGCCACACGATAAAGAACTCCATCGGTCGGAAGGTCTCCGGTTTTTTTTCGACGAATCAACCCTGCATCAACCAGTGCATTCAGCTTGTTACGGCCAAGCCCAGGGAACAGCTCAGCGACAGCCGGATAGCTGGCAAACAGCGGACAGACCACCGTCTTCAACTCGAACGTTTTTACTTCATTACTCATTCGGAATCTCCCAGCGGATGCCGTCAAAACACACCTCCGGACAAAAAAATCAGAGCAACCAGACAGGCCGACGCCAAAAGACAACCCGCGATGATCAACGCGCATTCCCGTCGCGTTGCGAACCGGCACAGCTCGCCGTTCTCATCATAAAAAAAGCGCACCCGGTCGCGGCGGTCTGTCGCTTCCAGTAACGGCTTGCGCGAGCCGTGGCCTGCCTTCCGGCTTCTCGGTAGATAGCGGATTTCTCCGTCCTTCGGTAAATCAGCAATCCGCCAAAGGCGGGCCGTCTTTTCAGCACATCGGCATACGGCTCCGATGCATAGACGGCCGAAAGGCGAGCCGTCGTTTGCCACGCCGCGACGTATCGCGGACGGGTGACTGATTTTGTGGAGCCGGCGAACTCCACGGGTTTCCGGTGCGGAGACGGAAAACAAAATGTCTTGAAGATTCAAAAAAGCGATCATGCCGCAGCCCTCCAGTTCATCACCACGCGCTCGGCGATCGCCGTGGACTGATTCACTTCCACCGCATTGCCTATCTGCTTCTTGATGTCGGTTTTTGTCCCGCAGAATTTGTAGCCGTTGAATCCCATGCCGGCTGCGAGTTCGTGCGGTTCCAGCAGGCGATACCGGACATCGAGCAGGCAGGGCTCAATCAGCCCGAACCGGTCTTTCGTGGTAACAGTCGGCAGCGGGCCGTTTGTCGAAACCGCGTTCGCTCCGGATCCGAAATATTTAACGAGGAAAGGTTCGATCGGGCTGAAGCGGTTCGATGTATCCAGCGTCATCAGCGGAGCGTCCACGCCGTAGCAGCGAGTTTTTCCGCTCTCGCCTCCGTGATACTTCGCAAAGAATGGTTCGGCCAGGGCGATATGATTTCCGCTGGTGGTAACTGCCGGAAGAGGGCGGTCAATGCTCCGCGCCTTACCGGTTCCGTACAGCATGACCAGGAACGGTTCCGGATCAATGCCGCTGATATTCTTTAATCCCCAGACAATCCGGTCGATGGTGTTTTTAACCAGCGGAGCTTTTCCTTCCAGCATTCCGGATTGACGCATGAACAGGCTGTCTCCTTGCAACTTCCAGTCGATAATATCCCTCGCAGCGTGCCACTGCTTCACGAACGGCCGATCCGGATTCTTGGCGTGCGTAAGTTCCGGCCATCCGGAGAATGGAATCCCCTTGCAGGCAATCATGAAGAACCGCTCACGGGCCGTGTATGCGCCATAGTTCGCGCTGTTCAGCACGGAAAAATCAATGTGGTAGCCAAGCTCGCGCAATCCGACGCAGAACAGCCGGAACTCAGCGCCTTTGCGTGACGGAATCGGCAGTCCCTTATTCGGGCCGCTTTTATAGATTGGCCCCCAGCCCATGAATTCCTTCACGTTCTCGATAACAATCGTCTGAACGTATATCGCCGACACCCAGCGCAGAATATCCTTGGCACCGCTGCGGCTCTGATCGTCGCACACGCCGCCGCCGCGGGCGTTGGAGTGGTAGATACACTCCGGGCTGGCGGTCAGGCAGTCCATGTATCCATCCGGCGCTACGTCGCGCGGATCTACTTCGTAGACCGACTCGCAGAAATGGCGGGCTGACGGATGATTCACCGAATGGGTCTCGACCGCCGTCGGCCAGTGGTTAATTGCCGTCAGATCAAACGGGATTCCAAGCCGTTCGCACGTCCGGCGGAAACCTTCCGAGAAGCCGCCGGCACCGGCGAACAGATCGACCATCTTGAACGTGCGCTGACTCATGACCGCCCAGCAAATTCACGTTGTTTAACAGCCAGCGCTTGAGTGGCGCGGAACATCGCCTCATGAACATCTTTAGTGATCCGGTGGATCGGCAGCTTATCAAGCATCCGGCGGCAGGCGTCCAGATCGGCCTGATCGGACGGGAAAACCTGTTCTTCGATAGGGATCAGACCGTACGCGATGTAAACAATCGAATTGCTGGACGCTCCACAGTCCCGATCGCCACCCAGCACAAAACTCCAAGCTCCCCGCGAGCGTTCCAGCAGGAACGCGATATCCTTCGCCTGCTCGCCGATCTTAATCAGCATCGCATCCATCGTTTCCTTGGCCGCCGCCAAGTCCTTTGCCATCTTTTCCACACCATTCATCACCAACCCGCCTTTCAGGTTAGATTTACGCCGCAACAGGACTGCGTTTCCGCATCGTCCGTCTGAAATCACTAGCCGCCTTTTCAAGTACTGCCGTCAAATGCTTCGACATAGCCGCCTCAACCGGATCGGCGTTCTTCGATCCGATCCTCAGCATGTGTCCGACACTTTTTTCTATTCGCGTTTTCGTTATCATAGTTGCTGTCCGTTTCGTATCTTGCACGCAACGTATAATAGCAAACAAAGTAAGTCAAGATGTTTGACAACATAAATTTTATTTTATACGTTTCGCGTATAAACCAGCACGAAAGGAGTAGGGGATGAGCAAAATAACAAACATAGGGGCGGCAACTTTAACGGCACTGAACGAAACTAGAATGCGGCAGGAAGAGCTTGCCAGACACATGAAATCAACACAGGCATCAGTAAGCCGGTTGATCGCCGGTAAAAACAGACCATCATTACAAACGCTTCACGCGCTATGCTCGGCACTGAAATCAAGAAACTACCACCAGGCGGTGCTCGTACTGATCGGGCATTTGCACGATGAAATAGAGGCCAGCGGAATGCTTCTGTCCGACATCGACATGTCACCTGCGCGCAGCAAAGCCCCCGGGCGCGCCGACATCGAGAAATACATTGACACCATCCGCGCCGGAGCCGTTAAATCCCGCGAAACGGCATCGCTGGTAAAAGACCTGGCATGGCTGATCGGCCACGCCAATCTTGAAAGCGACACCCTCATGATGGTCGCCGAAAAACCGGCTGAATACGGGAAGAAAAAATGAACGGCGACAGAAGTCGTAAAACCCGAACCTGGGGAAAATACATGAAGTTAACGGCGATATTCATACTAATTTCCGCATTTTTTATTTTTTCTGGCTGTAAAACTATTACGGAACAGCAGCGTGCTGAAATAAATGGATATTTGGATTATACACCCGATCAGATACCCAGAATGGATGACAAAAGCCTGGTCATTATTATTCGCGACTGGAAGAAGCAATGTCCGAATACCATGTCGAATATGATTCATCTGGCAGATGAAGAGCTGTTGAAGCGATACCCTTCCTTTTATCAGGACTATAAAAACGGTAAAATAGCGGTTGGGATGCCGGAACATTTAGCACTCATGGCGTGGCCTCATCATCTGGATGAGCCTGATAACGTATGGGCCACAGCATCTGGAACGCGCCGGCAGTTTTGTTATCGATACCAAAATGCAGGAATCCCAGTTACTTATAAATGGTTCGTCACGCAAAATGGCACAGTAACCATGTTTGAAGAATCTCCATATTAAACCGTGTCAGCTCCGTGACCAAACAAACTTTGTTTATATGTTTTATAATGCACACATAAACAGTTTACGAAAAATATAGACGTTCGATTCCCCCCACCTCCACCATTTAAACCCAATAAATACAGGGTTTTCTGTTTTTATAGTGTCTTTTTTGTGTCTTGCTGTTGTGGTTTATTTATATTATTTATAATACATGAGCATTTACAAACGACCCGATTGCGCCGTCTGGTGGATTTCGATTTATGGGCAGGATGGAAAACGAAAACGGTTTTCGTCCGGGACATCAGATCAGGCGACAGCCGAGGCGGTTGACGCTTCAATCAGATCCGCGATGCGCGGGAATATGGCGCGGTCGAGGCTTGTATCGGCGGTGGATTCGCTGATCGGCTGGGAAGCCGGAGGAAGTTCAGGATCTCCGGTTGCAGATCTTTGGAAAATTTATCTGCAAACAAAGCCGCAGGCCGGAAAGGATACGCTCGATCGCCGCCGCAGAATTTCGGCGCAGTTCATTAAGTGGATTACAAGCCATTCGCCTGAAGTGAAATTTCTTCATGATGTAACTCCGCGCCTGGCTCAGGCGTTCGCGGACTGGCTGGAAGCGGATCAGCCGGCCGGAGGAAAGTCTCAAAATAACCGGGTCGGAAACTTGAAAACTGTTTTTGCGGCCGTCGCGGCGCGCGCAGGAATGCTTAATAATCCGTTTTCTATGGTGCAAAGGGCAGATCAAAGCGGGAGTGGTCATGGCCGGGCGTTTACACGCGGCGAGGAAGCCGCTCTGCTGGCCGTATGCCGAGAGATCGGAACGGAATGGCATTGGTACGAGGCGAGCGTGCTGGCTCGTTATACGGGGCTTCGGCTGATCGATATCGCATCGCTTAAACGCGAGGATATCCACGGGGACCGGATCGAGCTGGTTCCATCAAAAACCGAGCGCCACGAAATAAAGGTGACTATTCCGCTGCACCCGAAAGCAAAGGCCGCGCTGGATCATCTACCAGCGAGAGGGTTCCTGTTCGAAAAGCTTGCTCACCATTACGCGACGACGAAAAAGCGCACCGGATATACCGATCTGATCCGTTCCGCAAAAATCGAACCGAAAGGGGCAGTTCTTTCGTTTCATTGCTGGCGTCATACATTTCGCACAAGGCTGGCCGAGGCGGGCGTTGCGCAGGACGTGGCGATGAAGCTGGGCGGCTGGACCAATGCGGCTACCGCAGAAATTTATAACCACGACCTGACCCGCGCAGAGGCGGCGATCATGGCGCTGGATTAGCCCGGATAGTCGTCTGGATCCAGCGTGCCGCCTGGCGCGGTGATTGCCGATCCCCACGCCGATCCAGTCCATACATAAATTGACGTTCCCCATGGCATGCTGGCATCATTGACATTATAAACCCGTTTATAAATCGGGCCGATTCTCCCAGTGATGGCGTTCGTCGACGACTGGCAATAGATCAGGTTTTGGTTTGACAAGTTTGATCCGGTCTCAAAATCATAGGTGTCCTCAAAAACAAATCCGTCCAAAATTCCGCTCGATCTGTAGTGCTTTTTCTTCGGCAACGCAATCCATGCCCCAGTCGTCGGGTCGTTATTGTTTCTCTGGATGAGGACATAATCGGTATCAAAATAAGATCTGATTCGGATATAGAATTCAAACGGCGTGAAGCCACCGGTTGACAACGGACGAGCAATTCGGAATGGGCAGATAACCGGAATGCTGGCGCGTCCGGTCGAATCTTCATAAGCCACGAACACATAATTATTTGATGCGGAAATGGTCAGCGTACCGCCTGAAACAGCAGCGTCGGTTTCATCAGGAACTGTTCCGTCGGTTGTGTAGCGAACGGTCGTTCCTTCCATTGTTACAACGCTGACATCGACCGCATCGACGTAGTATCCTCCGGTAATTGCTTGACCGCCGATAAATAAAACTGGAGCAGCGACAGAGCCATAAACCCGCAGCGTATGGAATTCAGCGTCGCCGGTCTCCCAGTTGATGTATGCCCCTTGCGCGCCGGTTTGGAAATTAAGGCTTTGCTGAATCCCTCCAATCAATTGCGCATTGCGGATAATCAGGTTGCAGACCTCGGCCAAGTCGTGGCCAAAAAACCATCCGTTATTTCCATGTTCATAATCATGGCTGCGTATGGCTCCGCCTGGGCCGATGATGACGGTTCCGGAGCTGATCGATCCGGCGGCGATGTTGGCGGCGTACAGATTGGCGATTTTGGCGGCGGTGGCGGTGATGGCAGCGGCACTGGTTGAGTCGATGACGATCAGCGCTTCGCATTCGAGGCCGTCGTCATCGTCCGAATTGAACGGGCCTGGCGTTCCGGCGGAGTTAAGCGAGCGAAGCCAGACAAAGAACGGCGTTTCATCTTCCCGCTCAATCTGAAAGATCGGCGCGGAGGTAACAGCCAGCCGAACCGCGGCGGCTCGATCATTGGTTGCTGAAATCCAGACCTCCGTTGCCGAAAAGTTTTCGGTCGGGTTTGTCCATTCGAGAAATACCGACAGATACATCGCCGTTGCGGCCAGTCCGGACGGCGCTCCTGGCGGCGTAGAGCTTTCTCCGGTGCTTTCCAAAGTCATATTGAAATACACAGGAAGCGACTCATTGCCGGATGTGTCGACCGAAACAAGGCCAAACCGGTGCGCTCCAGTCTCCGATATTGATCCTGTTTCCCACGGAGATCCGGCGAGATTTCCGGAGTGCAGAGAGGTCATTTCCGACCACTCGCCGGTCGAGCCGGATTTCATGCGCAACCGATAGCCTCGCAGATCGAGATTGCCGACCGAGTTCCAGACGAATTTTTTGACGTTGTTTGGCTCATTTGTGACGGAGAATCCGTCCGGAGTATCCGGCAGAGCCGATTTACCCTGCACGGTATGGTCCAGCGTATAAACCCATTCAGAATGACCACCGTTGAAATAGACCGCCCGGACGCGCAGATCGTAATCAACGCCATCCTGCACCGGCGAAAAAATATGCTGGGCCTCTTCTTTTCCTTTCGCAAAGTCCGTATAATTTTCCTCGCTGGACAGCTTATAGCCGACTTCAAATCCGGTGCAGTATCCGTTTTCAGGGGCTGTCCACGAAAGGCGGAGGCGCGAAAGAAGCGAGCCGTCACCGGCAATCAGAAGTTCTGTATTACCGCTGGCGGCAGACACATTGTTTGGAGGGTCATAGTTCCACAAGCCGGGCGTGAGCGTATCCGGCTCGCCCGGCGGAACCCATGCTTCCATAACATAAACAGATGCATCGTATTCTTTCAGGCTGACTTCTACGGTATCCTCAGATTTAAGGCCGATTTTTACCACGCGGAACTTTTTATTCGGCCAGCCGGCGCGCAAGTAGGTAACGTTCACGACATCACCTACATCGTTTTTCAGAGCTTCGAGGGTTGAATCAAACTGACAGACGATTGACTGGCGCGATCGCTTAACTTCCATCTGGGCGATCTGCTCAACGCGAACAATTTCATTCGTAAGCGGCAGCTCCAAATCACCTTCCAGAATAAGCCCGTTATCCTGATTCGCGCGAAGGGTCGGGTTGTCGTATGTGAAATAATTCTGCTCATAGCCAAGATCTGTATCAAAATACCGGACGCGCATCCGGTTGAAAACAATGGACTTGTCGCCCATACCGATGTTGATTTTGCCGACGATATTGTCTTCATTGAACGTGAAGGCGGCGGTTTCCGGCTTATCGATCACCAGCTTGTATTTTCCGGAACTGAAAATCAGCATTCCGCGGCATGACGACAGAATCTTTTTCACGTTGTCAAGATAGCCGTCATCCGGATTAATCGCACCGCAGCACCGGTAGCGGTTATCATTATACGCCGAGCCGGACGGGTCTTTGAATGTCACCTGCTCTTCGCAGTAGTTTGCGGCGGCAATGATCGCGTCATCGTCAATCATCTCTACGGGTATGCCGCGACCGTAACGTGTATTTGTCAGATAATCACGCAGACAGAGCGCCGGATTGTCGCTCCAGGCGGATGTTTCGGTACGCGGGTCATAAACCTTTTTCCCCTTGATGTCGCAAAGGATAGTAGGGATCGAGCTGAAAATATTCTGGTTAAATTTAAGGCGAACGTACACATAAGCCGTACCCTGAAGTCGGTGGTTTTCAGTCCATTTGTCCGGCAAAAGACCGTTCAGCGAGGCATCGACCGTCTGGTCATCAGCCCCGGTATGCTTATATCCCCAGGCTGAACCGGAGAACTTAGCATCCGTGATTGAAATATCGCTCAAAAGGATGTCGTCTATCGAATGAATTTCGCCCTCGCACATAGCGAGAACAGTATGAAGATATGTATTTGATGCTCCGCTCGTTTCAACAAAAACGCGGGTTCCGCCGACGCGCCGGCTCCCGTAGATGATCGGGATCGGATTGGTTGCACCATCAATATTTTCAGTAATGGATTGATCGAATTTTGGAGTTTCCGGAGTAACTCCGAACAGCTTCTGGGCGGCATAAGAAATGGCAAACGAGATCAGAGCCGTTGCGATGGCCTGATATACCATTCCGTATGTGATTCCAAGGATGATGACGGTTTCTACACCCATCTGAAAACCTCCGGTTCGTAGGCGCGGACAAAAACATTGAGCGGAACAAGGCGAACACCATGCTCACGCGAGCTGGTCAGACAGCGACCTCCGCCCAGATAAACCGCACAGCGTTCAAACGGCTCTTTCCAGCCGATCAGTACATCTCCGGTCTGCTCAAAGTTCTTCTCAACTTTTGAAAATCCGTGAGCTTCGAATTCGCGCAGTGTGCGGCGTGATAAAGCCTCTGACAGCTCAGACTCATCGGACGGCGCTACCAGCCTGAATTCGTTAAAAAAATCTGTTTCATACATCACGTCAACAGCGCGGGCGGCCAGCATGGAACAGTTGGTTTCGCCCAGCACAAACGGCTTTTCCATGACTTCATTGGCAAAGTCATGCAGACGGGATTCCCAGTCCGGAAAACGCGGATGGCTATTTTCCCCAAGTGAGGGTTTGGTCGATTTCAGTCGCATATTCAAATCCTTTATCGCCTGGAAAGTGTATCTGCTGTTCATCATTTGAAGTATGACGTCCCGGCTTACGCTCAAAGTCGGCGAACTGGTTTGAAGCCTCGACTGAAAGTACAGCAGATCCGTCTTCAGGATTTTCAACCAGTGACGGCTTATTCATACGTCCGTCAAAAATAATGATCGGGTCAGGAATCAGCGCATCATTGACATCAAAAAACGCGCGGTGGACCGTCAAACGCCGGTCGAGATAATAGTTGCTCAGGATCAGGCTGGTCGCGTTTGTATCAACCGCAGAAAGCGAAACGGTGACTGAATTAACTACCACGTCGCTTGTTTCTTCGAGCCCCTCAAACCCTAAAAGCTGACCGGCAGGTGAATATGTATTCCCGTCAAAAATAACCGGACGGGTATAGTCGCACCAGTAGATCGTCTGCGCGTCTAGATAAACGGTCAGCAGATGGCATGTCGAAATGCGCGTCTGCTCTGCCGCCGTTTTAACCGCAGATGTAATATCTCGAGCCATTAGTACAGCACCTCCATCAGCTGAACCTTGAAATCATAGGTCATATCGGTAGAAACCTCGGTATCGGTATTATCGTCCACCAGCGAGCAGCGGAACTTGCAGTCTGAATAAACTGCGGCGGAATCTTCCGGACTGGCGCAGAGCGGCGTATTGATTGAAATAGAAGCTTTTCCGGCGGCGTCGCTGTTCGAGTCGGCCGTAACCATGTATGTTTTATAAGATCCGGCGAAGCGTACAAAATCACCGGCCTTTGCGACTCCATTTTGAGCCGCTGTAAACCCTTTAAGGTTGATCGTAGTACCGACTTGCGCGGCTCCATCAACCAGAACGGTTCCAGCCCAGCTTCCTTGCGGAGCATGAGCAGGAAGAACAAAGTCAAACGATCCGGATCTTCCGCGCTGAGCGGTTATGAACGCCCATAGTGGCGCAAAGATCGAACGCCGCATCGGAGGGAAATCCAATTCAATTGCCCAGCGGTGGGCTCCGCGTGAACTGACAACCCGCCGCAGGCTTTGCGCGGTCGATACAAACGTCGGCGACACGCTTTTTATTTTTGCAGACCGCGGAGCCGGGCTGGATGGGAAAGTGCTCATGATGTCATTGGCCCTCGTTTACCGCGGCGCTTATAGGCCGACTCGACAATTCCGCTGATCTCTGCCTTATGCTTGGATAGATGGGTAGAAAAGCTGGCGGAATCCATCGCCGTCACGTTGAAATTGATCACGGTCGATCCGCCGCCCGAACTGAGAGCTTCGTTCGGGATCACGCGGCCATCCGACTTCGTAGTCATGATCTCCGGGCCTTTTTCGCCGACCAGATAAGAGCGACCAGCATAGACCGGTCCGCCGGACGCGCTGGCGCCACCGGCTGCAGCGCCGCCGCCAGCCGCTGCTCCGCCGCCTCCGCCGAACATCGCGCCGATTCCGCCAGAAATTGCCCCAGTAAATGCTCCGGCGATCGGCCTTGTAATGCTTTCCGTGATCATGATTCGAATCATGTCCTGGATCACTGAATTGGCAAACGACTTGAAATTCATCTTGCCGGTTTCGGCGAACTCCATAATGGCATCGGTCATGTTGGAGGCCATCGTGTTTGTATAGCCTTCAATTCCTTTAGCGACCGACGCCCAATGTACCTGGGTGGCCGTCATATCACCGCGAATGATGCCAAGATCTTTAGCCGTACGAGTTGCGGAAGCATCCATCTGTGCGGACCATGTGTCACCGAATACACGAACCCACTCAATCCAGGAGCGATCTATCGGGGACATTCCCATTTCTTTCCGCATGGCATCTTTGCTGCGATCCTCAGCAATCAGCTTGTCGCGATATTTCGAATAGGCTGCGCCGGCCTTATAAAAACTGTCGAACGCCGAATAGTCAGGAGATCCGACTCCACTGATCGTTACGTTTGATTTCTTAATCGAATCAACCGCCTTTTTATTCCCATCAAGAACCGTGTCGACAGCATTATTCCATCCATTAAGCATCACGTCGCCCCAAAATCCTACAATCGGAGCCGACTTAACCATCATTCCCCGCTGAAATTTAAGGATTCCATCACCCGCATCATCGAGCTTTTTAATATCCAGCTTACTCATTACGGCATTGGCGCGCTTTGCCGCTGATTCGAGTGAGCCGTATCCGTTCTCGCCCAGGTCTTTTAAAACCTCCATCAGCTTCGGAGCATTTTTTGAGCCCATCAAATCCATCGCTGCGGCGGCTGCGCGGTTTTTATCGGTCGCCTGGCTCATCCGCTGAGCAAGCACCGTGAGCTTCTGGTCGGTCGGCAAATTGATGAATGTATCTGCATTAATTCCGAGATATCGGAAGGCGTCGGCCGCTGATTTTGAGCCATTGGAAGCATCCACTGCCGACTTGTTGAGATTAATCAACGCCTTATCCATCTGTTCGGCTTTAGCACCACCAAGCTCGGCGGCGTATCGGAAAACCTGCAACGCTTCGACATTTGTATTTGTAGCAGTCGCCGCATCGTTAATGGCAGAGCCGTAATCGATAACGGATTTTGTAAACGAAACGACCGCCTGCGCGCTGAATGCTATTCCAAGCGCGCCGGCCATTGTTTTTGCGGTTCCGGCAAACGACTTCATGCGCATTTCTGCTGAACGGAAGGCGGTTCCTGTGGAATCCGTCGCGCCTATTTTTACATTGATGTCGTTTCCGAACATTTGAAATCCTTAAAGCCTCCCGCGCATCGAAAGAAAAGCGACCCAGCCCATGAACTCGTTTTCAGGCATCTCTTTTATTTCTCCGAGTGTTTTCCCGAGAGCCTCTGCCACTGCGTATTTTTCTCTCAGCCGCCCGCCGCCCGGCGACTGCATCAGTTTTTTATTTGGTCAAAACTGGTGACGATCAAAGCAGATATCTGCATTGCCGTTCTGCCGATTACTCCGGGGTCAGATTTCATCATGCGGAAAATGTCTGTTTCTTTAAAAACGGGCGTTCCATCTTCATAAACCAGCGCGGCCTGAATCAGCCGTACGTTGTAGGCATGTCCGGTTTTTCCGGCCAGCATGTCGCACTGCTCGCATGTCAGAGGACGCGCATAAACAGGCTTATCAATCGGAGAAAATTCTACAGACCGCTTTTCGAGCCCCTTAAAAAACGCCTCCAGACACATCAGGCCTTCACTTGGTTCGATCGCAGCCATTACGCGGCCTCCCCGATAGTCAGTTCGCCGGTGCCTTGCGAGTTGACGGAATAGGTTATCAGCCCGCCGACCGATCCACTGATCTTGGAGCTGGTTACGATGGCCGCACCCGATGCGATGGCTCCGCTGGCGCAGGCCACCGAGAAGTTGATCGTTGTCCCTGCGGTGTTTACGCCAGTCGGAAGAGCGCCTTTCCCTTTGATTTGCAGAGTCGCATTGATCAGGCCGTTGACTTCACCGTTGACGCTTACGCTGGTGATTATTCCGGCAGCTCCGGCGAAAGTATATTCCGCTCCGCGCTGCGGAACAGCACCCTCAAAATCACAGTTAAGATTCGCTGTCCATTCGGCAAGCCCGGCGATAAATGAACGGAATGGAAGGTCATCAGCCCCAACATCTCCAATGGCGGTTACATCCTGCGTATCTGCCACTCCTTCGATATCGAACGATTTCAAATTCCCTTCCGACACAGTAAAGGTTTCAGCCAGGGAAGGTGTTTCTCCGATTCCCTCCGCCTCAAAATTAAAGCTTGTAATTCCGGCCATGAACGCTTTGACCGCGGCACCCATAACGGTTTTTTCGGGCGACTCTGCCGCCATCGTGATTGAAAAACGGTTTACACCGGCAATACCTGCGCCGGTAATAACTCCGGAACTTCCAACTTGTTTTGACATAATTCTCTCCCGTTGAATTGATCTAAACGATCTTCAATAGGAGATAGGTTAAGCGGCTGTCCGGTAGATCAGGCGGAGGCTGGAGGAAACCTGAACCCTGAAACCGGAAACGTGAAAGGAATAAAAAACCCGCCGCGACGTATCACAGCGGGGGCCGACCAGAAACTGATCGGGGATGATGAAGCTATTTCAAGTTTCAGGTTTCAAATTTCAGGTTTAGCCTACGGTTATATACCGCACCACATAGGTACGGGTCGCTTGCAGGTAGTCGGAATCTGAATTTCCATCGCCTTCAAAATTCAGAGATGTCTGGACAATATCAAAGATTCCAGCGATCAGTTTTACGCCGGCCAGAATTGCCGAATCCATTTCAGCAATCAGGGCGTCGGCCTTATCCTCGCCGAGATCCACGCCGTCCGGCTTAACGTCCAGTCGGAGGACCAGATCAACCGTATTCATGTTCTTAACCGGACTCATTGAAATCCGTTCAGTTTCTTCGGTGTCGGTATAGATTGCGACGGAGGGAAGCTGGGCGGCGGTAAACTTGTGGCGGCGACCTATTGCGACTGATCCACGGGGAAATCCGTCCAGCTTTTCAAGCACCTCTTTTACTGTGTCGCGGATTTGTTTTCTCATAGTTGCTGTGCTCCGGAAGGCCTTAGACTTTGGGCCTTAGACTTTGGGTTTTTCTTCTGTTTCATAAGGTTTCTAAAGCCTATAGCCTAACGCCTAAAGCCTCTCTTAAACGGTTTCAAGGTGAACAATGACTATGCCTTCGTCGTTATATTCTTTGTTTTTGCAGCGGTACTCGATCCCGGAAATCCAGATCGGATCTCCATCTCGGCACAGATCAGCATCTACCTGGCGTAGCGACACCTGGGGCGCTGTCGTGCTCACGTCGAAGGCCGTCGCCGACTGATTATCGAAAATTCCGCTGGTGGCGATGCCGTTCGGCAAAACGACCGGCTTGGTAAACTCTTCAGCAAAAATTTCTTCAGGGTCCATAGTTTTCTCCGCTCAATTCCTGATAGCCGGTTGCGAGCAACCGTCTTTACTTCTCTGTACAGCCGGTTGCTTGCAACTGGCTGTCATATTTTCACACTGCACAGATATTTCGTGTGGACGCTCGTTTCGAACATACCCGGCCAGACACCCCACGCAGGACGGCGCAGGGAGCAGGTCGGAAAGTCAGCCAGGCGCAGCCAATGCTCAATAATCATCGAGCAAAACCACTCCAGTATGATTCCGTTCGAATCCATCGGCGGCTTGCGGTTCAAAAAGCAATTAAACCGGGCGTTCAGGATCCCGCTGAACCAGTAGGATTTCCCAAGTTCCTGCCGCAGGCCAGCCTCGACCAGCGAAAACCGATCATCCGGCAGCTCCGGCAGGTCGAAAACGTCAATCACCGTGCCTTCGCTATGGCCATAATGCAGATCGAACGTTTCGCGCACGCCGGGGCCGATGTGCCACGCCTCAATACAGCCAGCCTCAATAATGGCCCTTGCGGCCTCGGCGGAGTTCGGGGAGGTACGGATAAGCTCCCGCAGCTCCGGCGTTGTCTTGAGCCAAGCGGCGTGGCTGTAAGGCGAAAGCGTAGCCATCTTGATCCGCCACGACACAAACGATTTCCCGCGATAAAGAAGAATCATTGTTCACCTCCGCAAGCCTGCGCTTTAACCCATACCCGCGTTGTCCGCTCTACCGTCGTTGACTGGTGATTCTTCAGCGCATACCAGATGTTTAGCATCAGCAGCGCCCAGCAGATGACGACGGTAAGGCAGATTGTTCGGCAGGCGTTCATTTTCCGTAAATCCCAATCAGCGTTGCCGACAGACCTCCGATTGTTCCGAAGGCCACGACGACATCGCGGATGACCATTTTCCAGGTGTACTTCATTCCAGCGGTGACATCTTCCAGCTTCGTTACACGTCCATTGGTCTTGGTCGTCTGCTCCTTAATCTGATCGAGCTTTAAATCCAGAGTTGCCAGCGTTACATCTCCGCGTCCAAGGCGGGAGCGGATTTCTTCAATGATTTCTTCTTTTTGGCATTCGTGATCTGACATGGTTACTTTCTTCCTGTATTAAAATTCCTAAAGCCTACGTCCTAAAGTCTGATTGGCACGGTGTTCCCGTTTGCCGAGTCATTCAATTGGATCAAAGGGGCAAACTCGACGGACTGCGGAGCGGTGCAGCCGGCGAGCTGGAGGGCGGCGAGGATGGCGAGGGTTGTGCTGATTTTTTTCATTGGGTTTCTCCGGCTGTTTTTTCCGCTTCGGCCTCGGCGCACATCAGGCAGAGCGTCTCCAGGTCTTGCAGGTCGATCTCGCTGGCGCGGTATTGGGCGAAATAAAATTTAATCTCTTCTCGGCAGGTGTGCTGAACGTCCAGCCTCAAAAATGGATGTCTTTTTGGTTGAGATGCGCAACCGGCGAAAAGTGTGATGGCAAAGATCAAAAGCAGGACGACCGCGCAGGCGCGAATCCATATCTTTTTCCAGTTCGGCCCCATACTGATTGGCACCGGCTCAAAGAAGCTCTTCGTCCGGATCGCCCCGGCAAGGTCTTGGCGTTGGAAGTTCATAACATCCATCGAACGCTCTTAATTATTCGTTACGGAACCATACTTCTGATTAAGCATTATCCCGATAGCACCCCGTGCGGCCGCTAAAATATCCTGAAGGCTGTAGCCTTCCGCCGCCATCATTGCATCCGCATCTG